AAACATAATAAAAAATCATCTCTTTTAAAAACTTTATATTCGTGTTCATGTAAAATGACAGCAATTATATTTAATATTATGAAATCAAAAGGTCCTGTTTTAGTTTTCTCTAATTTTGTTAAAATGGAAGGTTTAGAAATATTTAAAATATATTTATCATATTTTGATTATTCTGATTTTGGTAAAGGTGGGGGTAAGGATAATTATAGATATACAGAATTCCATGGAGAAATTGATAAAGATGTTAGAAAAAGTAATTTAAAAAATTTTAATTCTATTGAAAATATTTTTGGTAAAGTTATTAAAATTATTATGATTTCTCCCGCAGGTTCAGAAGGTATTAATTTATTAAATGTAAGACAAGTTCATATTTTAGATCCTTATTGGAATGAAGTCAGAATAACCCAATTAATTGGTCGTGCAATTAGAATGTGTTCGCATAAAGATTTACCAATGGAAGAAAGAAAAGTTGATATTTATAGATATAATGCAATTAGGAATACAGATAAAGAAACAACTGATCAAAATATACAAAAATTAGCATCAGAAAAAGAAATATTAATTGATTCTTTTTTAAAGATTATTCGTGAAGCAGCAATTGATTGTGAACTTTTTAAAAATCATAATATGTTAAATGAAGAATATACATGTTTTAAATTTAATGAAAAATCATATTTTGATAAATTTGTTGCCCCAGCTTATAAAAGTGATATATATTATGATAGTAAAATTAATAATGGTTTAAATTCTATTAGCTCTATTAAAAAAAAAATTAAAGTCTTTAAAATAAAAGCTAGAATGAAAATTGATGATGAAATATCAGAAGTTTCGGAATATTGGTTCAATCCAGAAACAGACATTGTGTATGACATAGATTTAGATTTCCCAGTCGGTAAAATATTAACTGAATATGGTATACATAAGAAAATAGATTCTAATACATATTTGATTGATGAAGTTATTAATATTCCTAAAATTGATAGAATATAAAAATTTGAAATTTATTCTATTTAAATTAATATATATATATATAATATATTAATGTCAGATATTATTAGAATTAATAAAATAGAATATAAAAAGATTTACAATCCTTATCATTTAGATAGAAATAAATTATATTATTTAATAATTAATAATGATGTTTGTGATTTGGGATATTTTAGAGAATATACTAAACAATATATTTTAGATCAGAGTGATTTTATTGCTAAATTTGGGAAACAAGTTATTCATGAAAAACATTTTAATAATATTTATGAAATTTATAATCATTCACAAAAAGAGATAAGATATAATAATAAAGAACAAATATATCTAAAATATGAACAAATTAAAAATCCATATGAATTAAATAATAATACAGAATATTTCTTAATCAAAAATAATAAAATAACTAATTTGGGATTATTTATTATATATTATGATCAACATTATGAATTTAATATTAATGAAAAAATAGCATGTTTTAAAGAACATAGAATATATCAAGATGATTTTTTTTTTATATATAAAAAAATTGAATAAATTAACTTTTATTAATTATTGTTATAATTAATAAAAATGGATTACTCAAATAATGGAACTATTTTAATTATTGATACATCAGGTTCTATGTCTGAGCCTGCATCAACAGATATTGAATGTATTGGTTTTACTAGAATGGATTTTGCTTGTCAAGGTGCAAATTTGTGTATTAATGCTTGTCCAGAATCAATGTATATGGGAATTATAATTTTTGATTCTATTTCTAGAGAATTGTGTTCATTATCTCAGATGAATCAATCGACTAAAGATAATATGTTAGAAAAAATAAATAATATTCATCCTTGTGGAGGAACAAATATTATATCTTCAATGAGAATTCTAAAATCAATGATTAATAAAGCAAAAATAAATAATGTTACAAATATTAATGTTATTACATTAACTGATGGAGAAGATTCTATTTTAAAAGAACATAATGTTGAATCATTATTTAATGAATTTAAAACTGATGGAGAATTTAATTTTAATATGGATACTATTGGTTTTGGACCAAATGCATGTACATCATTATTAATCAAAATTGCAAATATGTGTTCAGGATCTTATGCATTATGTTATGATGCATCAATGGTTGGAACTATATTTGGTAGAACATTTGTTAGAACATATATTAATGAAAATGCATATGGAATTTACGAAGATAATACTGAAAAAACATCAGAATATTTTTTATTAAAAGAAAGATATCATTATTTTAGAACAAAATTATCTGAAATTTTATTAACAAAAAATATAAAGAAAATTGAATCATTTAAATCAGAAATATTTTTATTTTTTTCAAAATCTCCTCCATTTGAAGTTATGAATCCTAATTGGTATCAATTAATATCAGATCTAGAATATGATTTAAATGAACAAATTAGTTTAGCAATTTCTAAACCAGAATATTGGAAAAAATGGGGTGAAGCATATTGGCAAACTTTAGGCATAGCATTGGATAAACAATATTCTGCAAATTTTAAAGATATATCATTACAATGTTTTGGAAATGATATTGCAAAACAAGAATATGATCGTGTTTGTGATATTTATGATAATATGCCAATGATTAAACCATCTGGTTCTATTGAGAAAAGAACAACAGTTATACCACAATATTCGTCAGCATTTAATAATGCTAGTTCGGGATGTTTTCATCCAAATTCTACAGTTGTTCTAGCAAGTGGTGAAAGGATAACATTAATTCAATTAGAACAAATATTATTAAATGATAATAATATTCGAATTTTAAAAAATAATAATGAATATGTAAAAATTGAAAAATTAATTAAAATTCCACAATATCAATTAGCCCAATTTTGCCAAATTAATAGAGTTATTTTAACTCCAACACATCCTATTTTATATAATGGTAGATGGGAACATCCAAAAAATATTAGTCCTGTATTTTTTTCAAGTGTTCAACATGTTTATAATATTATTCTACAAAAAAATCAAGATGGTTTTAGAGAAACATCATTACTTGTTGATAATGAAACCTGTATTGCATTATGTCATGGTATTCCAAATGATGAAATTGCAACTGATTCATTTTGGGGTTCTGAAACATTTATTGATAAATTGAAAAATTTATATCCAGAATATGATAATGTAAATATTATTACTATAAGACATCAATTTATTCGAAATTCAGAAACTGGATATATTGATAGTCTAATTTAATAATTTATTAATTTAATTATATTCTCAAAATCATTTAAAAATGTCTCAATTTTTAATTTTGTTTTATCTAATTTAACTAGATATTCATATCCTTGTTTAATTTTATTTATATCTGTTATAATCTCCCCAGCTTCAACTATATTATCATATAATAATGGATATTCTGAACCAACAATTTCGATAACACCTTCTAATCTATTTATTATAATTGGTGTATTTCTCATTACACATTCTATTAATGTATTACAAGCAGATACATTAATTAAATTTATGAAAACAATATTTTCAGATAATATATTATCATATTTATTGTTATCTAAATATTTTATAATTTTAACATTATTATATTGTATTGATAAATGATTTACTAAACCTTCAATATATTTATTTGTGGTTGAATAACATATTCTATCATTTATAATATTATAATCTTTATTTTGATATTTTAATAAATCATAATGACTAAAATTTTCAGGCTTGACATAATTTTCCATTTCTCTACCTTGTAATATATATTTTTTTATATCTAATTTTTTATGATTTAATGGTAATTCATATATCGCATATGAATTTCTTAACCATCCACCTACTTGGATAACTTTCTTTTCTTTATTTTTTTTAAATTTATCAAATGTAAACATATTATTATCTTTTACTGTTTCTGTTGGATGTGTTAATGTATATATATTAACCTTTAATTTACATACATCTATCAAATAATTTTTTAAATAATTAGATAACACTATCAAACCTTTGCATTTATTTAAAGATAATAGAAATGCTTCTGATTTTAAAATATCATTTAATGAATGATTAGTATATTTTGGATCTGGTGTATGGTGGATAAAACCTATCCATGGTTTAATATATGGTATTTTTTTTAAACTTTTATAAATATTTTCTTGCCATAAAAATGTTCTATCAACATATAAATCTACTATTAAATTAGATTCTGAATTATGATATTTATCTATCATTTTAGAAGAAACATAATTCCATCCGGAACGATGAATATCTTGTTTGGATGTATTATCAATAAAATTAAAATTTAAACTAATTTTATTTGATACATTTACAAAATTACTCTTATAACCTTTGTAACTTTTATTCTCATATATCCATAAAATATTATCTCGTAAATTACAATTAAATATCTTCTCCTCTAAACCATAATTATATTCTGTTTGAAAAGTATTAAATATCTTAAATATCACAAAATTTGTTATATTTCTCGCCTCATTTATTGGTATACTCATCCTTAAATATTTATATATATCACTTAATCTCCAATTTTGAATAAATATTTTTATTAATTCAATCTTATCTTCATCTTTAAATAAATATTCCAATAAATCTTTCATTGCAATATTGAAAAATCTATTAAATCTATCAATATCAAAATATTCTGGACCTTTTGTTCTAATTATAACATTTTTTACTGGATATAAAAAATCATTAAAATTAATAATTTTAGATTGTGTTTGATTATTAAACACTTTATCTTTTATTCCTAGTTTTATTAATTCTATAATATTCTCAATATTTATAATCCTATCATTATAATTTATATAATAATTATCTAATCCAAAATCAACCATATATTCAAATGTTTTATTTGTCATACTTATTGAAATAAATGGAATATTATAAGTATTACATAATATATGAGCATGATATCTCATACATATTCCAAATGAATATACCCCATTTCTAAAAGTTTTTAATAAATCTTTTAAAGAATAATTTTTAACAAATACATTTTTTTTAGTTTCTGGATTTAATAAAGAATATATTTTTTCATTTAATATATTATCATTTTCATTTCTATTTGGTCCAGTATTAAAAGGTACAAGATGAATTTTATATTTATTAGGAATAGTCTCAATTAATTCGACAAATCTTTTAATTTCATCATTATATGTAAAATTTTTACCAGAATTACTTATGGTATTTGTTAAAAAAATACCTATCACTTTCTTTTTACATATTGATTGTATTATATATTTATGTTTATAATTAATTATTCCATGAACTATATCTGGTAAATATTTTACATATTCCGGATCATATCTTTTATCTAATAATTGTTTATCTATTTTATTTCTAACTATAAAATAATCAAAAATATCTAAATAATATGGCTTATTTTCATAAAATGATTTTTTAAATGTTATTCCTATACTAATTGCATATGTTGGAATTTTTTTCTTAACTTTATCTTCTAAATTATATTTTAATTTAATTATTTGTTTCATAAAATAATCATTAATTATATCTCCACCACCACATACTATAATATTTGTAGATTCGGATAAATAAGTTATCTTGTTTGGATTATAAAAAGACAGAGTATAATTTGAAAATATTTTTTTAAAGATATATTCAAAATAATCATCTCCATAATTATTGTGTCCATAATATCCTAAAAATACAATATTCATTTAAATATTATATTTAATAATATAATATTTAAATAATGTTAACAATATTTTTTAAATAAATATTTTAGATATAAGATAAATATTTAATTTTTGAAGAAATATATTTATTTTTATATTTGAGATATTTTTTTTTGTGTTGATCAATATCATCCGGGAAAATTTCATTAAATTTTTTCTCTGCATGTTTAAAAATTTCTACTTCAAAAGGTTCTGCAAGGTCCCAAACAGCTGCAAAACTATTATTGGTTTTAAGAATTGTATTTCGTTTAATTTGTTTTTTATGTTTTTCATTATTTTTATCTTTTTGTATAACTTCTGTTTGAGATTTAGATAATCCTAAATATGTTTTATTTTTTTTATGATCATTTAAATCTATCATCTCTAAATAGTAATTACGATTACCACTTCTTCTTACTTCGTATTTTATTGGTATATCAAATGTAATTATTTCTTCTTTAAATTTCTCTATCTTGACTATGTTATCAATTCCTTGGTTAATTAATTTTATAATATCTATATCAAATTTTTCTGTTGAAGATGTTATATTATCATAATTAAATGTACAATCATTACATATCTTATATTCCTCCCCTTGATTATTTTTATTATATATGACCTGGATTTTTTTGCTTTCATTCATATCATTCTTATATACAATATCAAAATTATAAGTTCCCTTATATTGCGGAAGTATAACACTTGTTTGAATTATTTTATAATTTATATTTTCTATATCTCTAGTTAAAACAATTCTTTCATTAATTAAATGATTTATTAATTTCCAATATTTTTTGTTTTTATCATTTAATCGATTTAATTTTTCTATATTTTGTACCATTTGTTTTTCTAAATCAATTGAAAATTCAATATCATTATTATATTTATTTGAATGTAAAATATATTTGTTTTTATTTTGATCATTGTAATCATAACTTTTTAATTTAATAGTAACAGTTTCAGTTTTATTATTAGAATGGTAATAAAGTGGTTCACTGAATTTTGGTATAGTGAATGTAAATAAATTTGTTTCATAATAATATTTAATTGCTTCTTCTATTATATTTTTAATAGCTTCTTTATCCTCAATTGGTTCTGGTTTATCACTATTTTCATCAAACCCAGATTCATGTCTTGCTCTCATATTTCTGAGTACTAATGTTTTTTTTTTTTTACTATATATATAAATACCATTTGTAAATTTATTATTTCTAGTGTCATTATCTATAAAATTTAATTTAGCATGATAGTAATTGTTATCATTAATAACTGGAGTTATTTTAACTTGATCTTTTTTTCATTTTTTTCATTTTTTAAATCGTATATTTTTTCCTCTATATCCTTAATAGATTCACTTATCACAGTAGAAATGTGATTAAATAAATTATTATCTGTATCAAGAGAAATTTCTATAACAGAACGAGATTTGTTTAAAATAGTAGTTATTCTTAAATCTTTATCTAATGCTGACTCTTCACTATTATTTATCAACAAATTGTGCCGGCTTGTTTCTTTTTTATATAATTCTAAATAGTTCATAGTTTGTATAAATAGATAATTTTCTGAAATTGGTTTAAATTTTTTATTAATTATTTTAAATTCAAAATTTTCATCATCTTTTTCCCATATATATATATTATTTTCTACATTTTCAGTATCATAATATTTTAATTTAATAGTATAAATCTGATCAAAATTATTAACTTCTTCTACCATATTATTAACTTCTTCTACCATATATATATATATATATATATATAA